TGTCAAACCCGGCCTCCCAATGAGGGGAAGCTGGGGCGGAGAGTAAAGGCGGTTATGGGGTGGTGTCAAGCCCGGAGAGATTTCCCCGGTAGCGGAATTCGAGGTTTTCTGTCCAGAGGCCACGCTGCTGTAATTCTTCGCGGGCAGCTGCTCGGTCTTCGTATGAGGTAATTTCCTCAAGCGGTTTCCCGAACAAGTTGCGGCGATGCTTACCGAGCGCGACGGCGCGAAGATAGGCGGGAAGGTGTTGGTAATATGCAACGGCGCGCTTGATGAAGCGAATTTCTTCGCTTCGATGGCGTAGTTGCAGATGGGCTGCGATGTCGGCGACGATGGTTTTGGTAAGAGGGCGAATCGTGTTTGGGTCTTCCCTGAACGATGCAGGGTAAATTGCGTAAAGCTCTTTGATGATAGCTTTGGTGCGCTCTGTATCGCTGTTGGATGCCATGCTGTCAAACCCGACTGGCGATGTGTGCCAGCGGGTGCATTGTCAGCCCGGAGCGGCGGAGTTGTCAAACGGGTGGCCGTTCCAGCCGTGATAGGATTTGATTTCCACATCATTTTCCAAACCACGAAAGGAACGACCATGAACGAACTAGAGCTGCATACCCGCGCCGTAAATATCGCGAATAGCTATTTGATTGAGATGTTGCTGGGGGTAATGGTGAACCAACAGCCAAGCCCTGTTGCTGTACTTGACTCATTGCGCTTCGGATTGCAGGCTCAGATGCAGGATGATTTTGCACGCGGCCTGCGCACTGACACCCAGGGCAATGCGGATGCGCTGAGAGCTGGCGTATCAAAGCAGCTAAATGAGGTGTTCGACCGTGTCGCCAGTCAGTATGAGCTGGCTGCTCGACCACTGGGCTCTGCGTAGTAGAAATCATCTTCTTCCCTTTCGTTGCGTTGGTGATTCGCTGTTATCGCGGATCACCATCTTGTCCGCTGTGATAAAGCTCTTCGGTTCCGTAAATTTCGTGCCGACCTCATGCCCATTCTCTGTGGCATAAAACGTATTTCGCGCGCCCTGCATGCCCAGCCTGATCTGCCCATCAATATGTTCTTTGCCGAAGGCTTCGCGCATGGCGTCGATAAATGCGGCGACTTCGGGCATAGAGTCACGCATCGGCTTGCTCATTACCCTCCTTTCAACATCCTATAAAACTGCGCCCTGCTCAGGCCGTGCTGCTTGCATAACTCTTTGCGGTTGCGTCCGTTGAACTCGCGCAGCACGGCTGCTCTGCGCGGCTCGCTGGCGCGCTTGGCGATGTAGACCTCTTGCCCGCCGTACTCGCTGCGGATCTGCTGCTCGGCTTGCTCGGCCATGTTTTCGGTAAATGAATTCCCCTGCGCCATGTGCTGAAATATTCGGATCATTGACTTCACAAAATCATCGTTATCTCCGCTCACTTAAATCCCCTTTCAGACCATCCATCTTTAGCAAACGGGCTGCGCGGTGCCACTGGCTTAGCAGCGGGTTTGCTTGCAGGCGTCTGTACTTGCATCGGTGCGCTGGCAATCTCTTCATTCAGCGTTTTTGCAACGACCCGCGCATTCCCTTGCACCACGCCAGGCTCCAGCATCGCCGCCAGCCGCTCCCAAAACTTGGGGTCTGGCCGCCCCGTGCGTCCACGTCCGAGGTTGATGTCGCGATGCTGTCCAATCGCCCAGGCATAAACCTTGGTATCCAGCGGCTCGTTGCGCTTGTACTTCGCGCCCAGGCGCGGCACGTAGCGTTTCTTTTCGGGGTCGTACACTTCGGATAGCAGGCCGTCGTAGTATTCTGTTTCCAGCCCCTGCGGAAAATTGAACACGCGCTCTGAGATTTGACGCTCTCCATCCGAAGCGAGGTTGCCGAAGATGAAATCTTTGCAGTGCTCGGTGCCCACGTTCCACACGCAATAGCCTTGCTTGATGACCTTGCCGGTGCGGCTTTTGTTCGGGTAGCTGCCGCTCTGCGCGATGGCACGCCCAATGCGGTTGGTTGCACCCTGTATCGAGTAAACGGGAATTTTCAGGCTGGGGCGCATGACGAAGTTTTTCACCTCTTCGGTGCGGTGGCCGCGCGAGTCGATGCCCGCTGCGCGGATGCGCATTTCTTTGCCATAGCTGTTGAAGCGCGGCTTGTGCAGATGGGCTTCCATTTCGTCCCACACTTGCTGCCCGGTCGTGTCGCCCTGTATCTCTACCCACTCAATGATCCAGTGCTTGCCGTCTGCGCCCCAACCCAAGGTTGTCGCGGCCAGCCACTTGTCTTGCGTATCGATACCCACGGTAAGCGCGAGACAGCCGGGCGGGATAATGCCGAGCTCATAATCACCGGCGCGCTTGGCGAGTTCGTTGGATTTAAGCTTTTCGGATTGGTCTTCCCATGCCTCGCCGAGGTCTTGGTTGACGAAGGTTTTGAGCTGCACTGCGTCTTTGCACACGCGCTTAAATTTCTGCATCATTTCCAGCCAACTGGGGCCGAGCCCGATGGGGGCATAGATCGCGCTGATGTGGTAGCCGCGAACCTTGCGCTCAGGATGCTCCGCGATCCAGATGCCGCCTGCCAGCATGGTCGTTTTGTGATGTTCTTCGATCTCGCAGCCGTTGTGTTCGCAGGCATACCACGCTTCGGTAAGTGCGGCATTGGCGCGCACGTTTGACCATTTCAACGTTTGCCGTTCGCCGCAGTGCGGGCATTCCACAAAATAGCGGCGCATGTCGCTTGTTTCGTAACCGCGCTCGATATGGCTGGCACCCTTAATGGTGGGCGTACTGGCGAAGAGCAGCTTGTGCCGTTGGATACTTTTCACGCGGCTGCGTGCCAGCTCTACGGGGTCGCCCTCTTCACCCACTTGCTGCGGGAATCGGTCGAGATCATCCATCATCAAAATGCGGATGGTGGATTGCGAGTAGCTGTTGGGGCTATTGCCACCCGCCAGATAGATCGTGCCGCCAGGGAAGTCGATCATGTCTTTGCTGTTGGCCGCATCACGCGAACGCTGCCCGCCGAGCATTTCGCTGATGCTAGTCGTTTCGGTCAGCAGCGGATTGAGTTTTTGCACCTTCCACTTGTCGCGCAGCTCCAGCGTCGGCATCAGCACCATCAGCGGGCCCGGCGCGTACTCCATCGTGTAACCGATGGTATTGATAAACGGCCCTGCCGTGACGCCAACCTGCGAAGACTTAATCACCCAAATCTCGCGCACTGGAGAATGCAGCGACAGGCAATCCATAATCTCGCGCAGCATCGGGTTGCGCGACGTGCGCCACCGCCCCGCCTCGCTACCCTCTTTGCTCGACAGCACGCGGTGGTTGTCCGACCACTGCGAGACTGTCAGCCGACCGCGCGGGCGCACTGAGCGTGCGGCGGCGGCAGACATGAGGGTGCGGGCGGATTGAGTTTGCATGTCAGAACGGAATAGTTAATTCATCAATGATTACTAATCCGATAGGCTCATCGAAAATACCAGCAGAAAGTTTTGTTACAGTTCCGCAACGGCTCCCCGGCGTCCATCCTGTATGCATCAAATAATCGTATGCAGCAAATGCGAGGTCTTCATGAGATACCGCAGCCATAATCTGTGCGGTAAATTCTTTTCGCATAATGTCTTTTCTATCTATCATTCCACTTTCCCCCATTTCACAATCTTGTCTGCCAAATCTGTCAGCAGCTGCTCAAAGTTTTCCACCAATACTGCGCGCACCGCCTCGGTGTCCTTCAGCGGCACCAGCTCCGGCGCGAGGCGATCCGGCAGAATCTCCAGCGCGCCGCGAAACGTGGCGGCGAGATCGGCAGCAAAGAGGCGCGCTTCTTCGGCATCTACCAGCTTGCCCAGTTTCACCGCCAGATCGAGTTCGGCGGTTTGCGCTTTGGCGAGTTCGTTGCGGGTGCGGGCATCGTTGTACGACCCGCTGCCGCCCTTCCCTGCTGCCTGCGCTTTGTCCGCGCCCTTCCCCTCGTGTGATGGGTCGGCTGTCTTCGCGATAAGCGCTTGGCTGGCCTCTACGTCAACCCGCTCGCCTTCAGAAGTCTGCACCATCACCAGCCGCCCTGCTTTCTTGAGGCGGGTGATGTAGCTTTTGTCTTTGCCGATGAGGCCGGCGAATTCGGATTGGGTGCAGGTAGTCATGCAACTACTCCGCGCCATGCGCAGACGATCAGCGCACTAGGGCTATGGAATTTTGAGCCATCCCACCATGCGTCAGAGATACGTCCGGCAGTGTCTTGTACTTGATAGCTACCAACTCGCACGGGCGGATCGTTTGGTTTGAACCACGGGGAGAGTTTCATGCTCACAGCTCCACAACCATGAAGCGCCGCTCATCCACTTCAAAATTCAGCGCGTCTTTGCTGCCCACGCAGAAAATGAAATTCGGCGTTTTGACGATCCGGGGCTTTTGGCCCTTGATCTCGATCTGGGTTGTTTCGGTCTCAAGCATGGATTGCAGTTTGCAGCGGGTGTGTATGCCAGCGGGGAAGCCGTCCACGATCAGCGTAGCCGGTTCGTCTACCAGCATTGCGCCAAGCGCGTGGGGTGAGTCCATAGCGCAGGCATGCGTTTCGGTGTAGACGCCTGCACGCCCCGCTATTTGACGCGCCAGCATAGCTTCCCCGCCGTTGCTACCACCAACCAGCACCAATGCTTTGCCGCGTTCGAGTTCGATCTGTCTTTCCACTTCTCTATTTCCTTTTAAAAATTAATAAATATAGAAACGCACGGGTGCGCGAGCGAGCGCACGGGTATGCGCACGGGTATGTACCCTCGAAAACCGTGTAGCGCACGGGGCGCACGGGGCGCACGGGTATTACGTGCGCACACATGAGGCGTATGCGCACACGTGGGGGCGCTTTTATTTCCCCGTATGGGCGCGTGCGCGAACCTGTGCGCCCTGTGCGCTTTGTTAAAAATCAACCGTTTAACCTGTGCGCTTACCCGTGCGCTTACCTGTGCGTTTTTGTTCATACCCGTGCGCTCATTGGTCGTCACCCAGCGCTTTCCTGAAATCGAAAAAACATCTTGTCGCCCACTGCGCCAAGGTTTCATCGTCACTTTTCCGATAATCCGGTGCACCGCGCTTCATTGCCTCGGCCATGTCTTGATCGGACGGCGTGACCATTCGTTGCCGCTTTTTATTGCCCGTGTAGAGATAGTCAGAATATCGGTCTCTATGCCCCTTTTCCCAGCCAGTGCGCCGCGCCATTCGGCTGCTAAATTGGTTTTGTGCGCGCGGTCGCTGCTCGCCTTCTTTGCGGCACCATCGCATATAGGCCAGATACAGATCGTCCGTTCCGCAGGCGCAGAACGGTAGAGGCTGGTCTTCGTGCAGGATGATGTCTCCGGCGATCCAGTCGCGCACGAAGCGGTCTTCGCTGGGCATTGAAAGGCCGATTAGGGCTTGCTTGGATTCGGTCATCGGCGGACGCTTCTTCGGATGGAAGTCGCTCAGATCGACATGCATAAGGTAGTAATAGAACGCCTCGATGCCGCCGTTTTCCTGTTCGATGAACACCTCGTCATAGAAATCTGCACCCAGCTCTGGCGGAGTCCAGACGACGCAGTGGCGCCGGTCGTCGTTATCCAGGGGAAGTGGCTGGTCTTCGTTCGATAGGTAGACGATGTTGACGTGGTTGCGCTGGCGATAGGCCGCGACGTTTTTGGGGTTGACCCGTATCCATTCTCCGGTCACCAGTTCCTTGAGCTCGTTCTTGATGTGCCACATCTCGGCACGAGTGACGACCTCTTCCGCCAGAATGAAGAGCTTTGAGTCCGACCAGTCGGCATTGAACTTATCTTCCAGCCCGCGCTGGTTGAGCACGGTGGAGTAGTCGCCGTATATCTTGGCCAGCGACTGAAACACGGT